GGACTTCTGAAATTTCTTCTTCTCATATAATAGTTACTTAGAAAAAAAAAGACGTATAAATATAATGCAAACAAAAGAACTTAAAACGATGGTCTTAGGACCTAGATGTGGTAAAAGTACTTTCATTAAAAGTTTATCCGGAATAGATCCTAATACATTCACTATTAATGGAAACACTATAACTATGAGTACTACTACTTTAGGTACAGATGTTACTCCTCATGATTTATATGTTAATCCTAATACTAAAATAAGACTTAATTTTTGGGAAGTTGGTTCTGAATTTCAAGGAATGGGAAAAGATTACTGTACTGATGCAAAGTTAGCTATTATTTTTAAAGATGACACCAATAATCATTTAGAATATGAAGAATGGATTCCACAAGAACTTCCAAGAGTGTATGTTGAAAATTATCATATTACTTATAATCAAAATATATTAGAAAGAATTTGTGGAGAAATTCGTCTTAAAGATTTACACTTATCATAAATAATGGACCAATGGTTATTAACCACGCATAGTGTTGCTTTGTTCCCTATAGGAATATTTATCTTATCTTGGAAAACAAGAAAGGATACGTCAAGTATTTTCATGTTAATTAAATTTTTATATGCTGTAACTTTTTCTTTATTATACCATTCACATCATAGTCTTCCTGGTGATAAAGTATTTACGTCTGATTATGATTATAGTAATTGGGCATTACTAGATTCATATGCTTGCTCTAGTTTGATTTTTACAATGGTTTTATATGGTTTAAGGGTTAGAGAACCTCAATTTTATATAACAAGTTTTACAGTAGAAAATATAGTACTCGTAGTAAATTTATGGAATAATTTAAACAGAGAACTCATTCATACTTGGTATTTATGTGTATGTAGTTTTATAATAGTAGTTATTAAATGGAGAACTGTATGGAGGTATTTGTATATGTTTAAATGTTTATCTTTCCTTTTTATTGTTTGTGGAATAGGTGCTATAATTAGCTATTCAATAGCTAGAGAACATTGGTATAATGAAGTTTATATAAAATATCATTCATTATGGCATTGTTGTGTTTTTTCTACGGCTGGATTCGCTAGTTTATTAAGATATAAACTAGACCAACATCTTTATCCCTCTGTTAGAGGAAGAGAACAAATTACATCAATTGACTCAATGCAAGATGTAGAAATGTCAGGTATATAAAAAATTATTACCATTCTTATTAACATGTGGAGAACAACATTTTTAATACTACTTTATATACTTCCTGTTTTATCAGGATATTACTGTACGTCATCAACAGACTGTACACTTTATTGTAATAACATTCAAGATTTTTCGAGATTAAATGAAACCGGATGGATTATTGTTCCGAGAACTGATGATAGCTGTTACTTTTACAATACCTTAAGAGATATAAGCATAGAACCCTGATATAAATATGAATAGGAGAGTTAATTCTAGGGTATTTGGAATATCTTCAGGTTTGTTTGGTAATTTTAAAACTACGATTTATATTGATAGACTTTCATCAATGAAAGATATAATAAATATGGTTATATCAGACTTAGCTACTATACTTAGGGAAGCTAATTTAGTAAATCTTTTGAATGAACTTAAGAAGAGAAAATTTGATAATCATGATTATAATTTAAATGATGTCAAAATGAATCCCAAAAAAATATTTTGGATTACAGAAGTAAGTAATTTAAAAATACAAGTGCATCATTAGTAACAATGTCTGAGAAAAAACCAGTTAATACAGAAAAATCTTTGGAAAAAATGAAAGAACAATTTAAAGAAAGTTATGATAAAGCTTTTAAAGATGCTTTAGAACAAGAACTAAATGAAGATAAATTTGATTGGGTTTGTAAATTACATAGAGAGTTGGTAATAAGAATTTGTAGTTTAATTCCTAATCGACCTAGTATTCATGACCGAATAGCTGAAAATATGGATCCAATTATTTTCAGACAAATGTTAGAAAATAAAGCATTCAACTTTGAAAGTCTTGGTAATCTAATAAACTATGTTTTCGGATGGATTAAGAAATTATGTTCTCCTTTTAGAGATCCTGAGATACAATCTTCAATAGATGGTATTTATAAAATAGCACAGGAAGGAGGTACAGTGGGAAAAATAGTTCCACACTTTATATTTGAAGTACATCGTCACATTGATAATATAGAAAAAGATATGAAAGGTAGTACAGCACAAGATTTTAAAAAATTTGCACAAGCCAAGAAAGCTCAATTTGCTAAGAAATAGACGTACAATGAATAAACTATACCTCCTTACCAAACCTTGCCAAAGCGGAAAAACTCAAAAAACTTTTGAGTTTATTCTTCAAACTAGAGAGAAAAAATATGTTAACATTATTTTTACTAACAATAGTCTAATAGAAACAACACAGACTAAGGTTAGAAAAAATCTATGGGATGAAACACATAATTTAGGAAAAACACTTGAGTTATCAAGTCAAAGTGAATACAAAGATGCTGTTCAAATTTTTGAACAGATTGTCAAGAACCAAGAAATGTGTGTTATCGCTTGTACTAATAAAACAAGATTCAAAGATTTAACAAAAATCATTATTTTCTCCCTAATTAAAAAATTAGATATTAATTTTTCTATTTACATTGATGAAGCCGATAAGATTTTTAACAAAAGTGGAAAATTAAGAAAAATGGTAGACTTATGGAAAAAGTCTTCTTCAGTAAAAAGAATTTCTTTTATTACTGCAACACCTAGGAGGATATTCAGGCACTATGGTGTTCTTAATTTGTATCGTATCACCGAAGCATTCAGTAAAGAACATTACAATTCTTTAAAGGATTGTAACTATGTTATTAATGATACATTCGGAAGTAACAATGTTGAAAACATGGTAGAATTGTTAACAGGTGATTTGAAACCAGAAAAAGGTCAAGTATGGTATATCCCTGCTTCTAGGGAAAAAGGTTCTCATTTAGCTATGAAAGAGTTACTCATAGCAGAAGGTATAGTTGTATTAATCATAAACGGAGAAGGATATCATCTTTATTATCCTAATAAACATAGAGAAATTTACAAATCAGATACTCTATCTGAAGATTTAGGAGTTTTTTATAAAAATAATAAATTACATAAATACCCCCTAGTAATCACAGGTAAACTCTGCATATCAAGAGGTGCTACTATAACTAGTATGCACATGTTTGTATCTTATTGTGTATTACCTGATATGTCTAATAAAGACAGTCTTTATCAATTAGCTGGTAGAGTATGCGGTAACACTAAAATGTGGGGCAACTATAAACAAGTAACAATTATATGTAACACTAAAACTCGTGACAAACTTTTTAAAATGGAAGGAAAAGTAGTTTCTCTTCTTGAAAAAAATAAAAAATTTGATAACTGTACATTTGAAGATTTTGAAATGATTAATTCTGAATCTAATAATGCAATACCTCTTAGGGGAAAGTTCAAAAATTTAAAACAACTCTTAAAATTTAAAAGTATTAGACAAAAGACTAAAATAAAATTTCACGAGTTTCTTTTAAAGAATCTTAAAGTTGTATCAAACACAGGAAATATACAAGTTCCTGACTTACTAATATCTAGGAAGATAGTAGTTAATACTGATAAGAGATTAGAAGCTGTTGATAAATTTATTAGGGCTATAAGATTAGATGCACCTTGTCATCTTACTATAGAGGGTAATGAAAAAGAATACAATCTTTGGTTATTTGAACAAGATTTTGGAAACTTTAAAAAAGGAGAATGTTTTATTTTAAGTTATAAGTAGAATGGAAGTTTTTGTATTCTTTTTTAAAGGGCGTTAGCTAGGTACACGTTTTTTATTAAGAAAAAAATATTTATTACATTTAATGTCAACACCTTTAAATACAACTATAAGTTGCAGAGAAGACATATTTGATATGGAAGGTCAATGGTTACCAAAAGGAAACTATTATTTTTCCGTTACAAATCTGTCTTCTGGCACAGTAGAAGGACGTTTAGTAGAAAGAAGTTTTCAAGCTTCATACAAATTTAGACCAAAAGACATAATAATGATGATGTCAAATGCTCAAGCACGTTTAGCAAGAAGAGCTAATATTGTACATGAATATATGCCAAACGTTCCCTCTCCTAGGAGCACACAAACAACTAATCTCCCTAGTTTAGATGAACAACCAGTAAGATTAGTTTCAATATTATCAGCAAGACAACCTAGAGTAGTAGCTGCAGACATTTTACCAGGTAGAAGAAGTATAAGTTCTCCTCAACCTCAAGAAAGAGAAAGCACTTCAAGAAGTTCACAAAGAAGTTCAAATGGTAATCCTGTATGTACAATATGTTTAGAAGAAGTTATTGATAGTGACGATAATAAAAAAGTATTACATTGTAATCATACTTTTCATGCTAATTGTATTAATCGGTGGCTGAGGACACGTTCTCAATGTCCAGTATGTAGAAGAAGAGTACAAAGTAGACCTAGAGGTAGACCATTACAACCACATCCTAGGACTACAAGGAGAAGTATACCTAGGACTAATTTACCAAGAAATATAAGAAGAACTGCATATAATCATAGACAATCTACTACTAATAGTAGAAGAAGAGAATACAACAGACAATATTCTTCAAATTTTAGGATCGGTTAGATAATTGTTTTCTAAGGACTTTTTCAGATTTATAAATTCTTTTTCCGTTTCTAATGTACGTCAAACGAATGCCTTTTTTCTTACATTTTTTCTTAATGTCAGAAGAAAGTTTTTTCTTTTTCTTTTTCTTTTTCTTTTTCTTTTTCTTTTTCTTCCCAAAATTATAAGTATACTTCCACAATCCAGGATGTTTTTCCCCTATTGCAGGATAATAAATCAAAACTTTTCTTAATAAATGTTCATCTTCACCTGATAAATATTTTAATAAAATCGCACCTATATTTTCAAATATGTAAAATTTATGAAAAGGAATATCAACAGCACCATATACATTATCTCGTGTATAGAATCTTTTTGTGTCCGGTCCAAATCTATATATAAAAGGACCTAAATAAAATCTAAAATCACCCATTAGGTCCGCCATAGCCATATCACTAAATATTTCTTTTAATTTTTTATTAAATTCTATAAAACCAGGGAGATGATCCATAACATCTTTATATTTTTGTTTATTAATTGCCTTTTCAATTGGTGCATATATGTATTCGGATAATAATTCTTTTAAGTCTTCAAGTTCTTTTTTAGAATAATTGTTTACAATACTTCTAGCTGCTTTTTCTTCTAGAGGTTCTCTACCACTCATTTAATATATATAAATATATTAAAACGTTATTATTATGTTTAAATTACCGATGGATTTACAAATAAAAATATATGAATATGATTCGACCTATAAAGATATATTTTCAAAAGTATTAAAGGAATTTCACAAAGTCCATTCGTTTTGGTACATAAAATTTCACAGTCAAGATTTGTCAAAAGATTTTTCAACAGACAAAAATATGACATATAAACAAGCTTTAGGGTTAGCTAATTATTGGAACTTTGATTTTAATAAAAACTCGTATACAATCTCTTACGAAACATACTATGACCCAGTTAAGGGATACTGTGGTATTCATTCAAGAGCAGACAATGAACCTCTAAAAAACTATTTTAAGTTGTTAATGTCAAATATAACATGTAATAAATTTTTAAGGAAAAAAAATGTAGCCTTTTAGTATATGGGAAACTTTGTAAGTTTAATAATAGATATAGTAAATAATTCATCTACTGGTCCGACTCCAACTCCGACTCCAGGAGAAACTCCTACTCCTACTCAAAGAGTAACTTCTCAGATACAAGAAATTGTATCTGGACTAATGGAAGAAGAAAAAGATGAACTTTTAGAACAAGCTAAAAGTTTTGACCCTTCAGTACCTCTTCCAACTAGTTCTGTTACAGATGCATTAGTAGATGTTTATAATAATAATGTTGAAACTTTTGTAGGAGATTATTCTTATCTTAAAAATACCAGGACAAATAAAATGTCTCAAGGAATATTTAATAGGAATACTGATTCAATTGTTTTAGGACCAAATACATTTTCTAAATAAATATTTTATTTAATTTTATTTTTTTCAAAATTAAAATATTTTTAATAATTATAATATTATGAACGTTCTACAACAACAAGTAAGTCAATCCCTCATGTGCATGGTTGCAGTTTCTGTGATCTTACAATTGGTACTTCCAATGATTTTGACAATGGAACCATTGTCAGGAATCGTATCAAACCTCCCATTGTTTGGCGCTGGTGCAGCTGATGTTCTTGCATCACACAAAACAAACCAAGCAGGTGGAGCTTTTGTAATTGCTGTGATTACAATTGCAGCAGCTTTCCTAGCTCCAACTATCTGCGGTGCTGTTAATATCTAAATCAACCTTAAATTTTAATAAATATCAGTATATACATGTATATTCTAGTATCTATTAAAGGTATTTTAAAATTATGTTTTCTAATTTTTCTTTTCCAACTTTTGTTCCACTTTCAAACTTCCTTGCGAAAAAACTTCCACTTTTTTGAAGTCTTGAAAAAACTTTAGGATCAATACTTTTAAAATGACAAGGAGTTTTTTTCTTATAAGAATTCATTCTACCACCAACCTTTTCAGGATTCCAACAATCAAAAGTAACAATTCCATGTTTTAAGGGAACGTTCTTTTTATGAAGAATTACTCCTGGATATATTTCTTCTGAAGCCTTTAATCCTTTTACATCAGCTTGTTTAGTTATTTCTTGAACTTTATTACGGTTATCAAATAGAACTTTTAAGGCATCTTTTCTTAAAAACATCCAATGAGCATTTTTATTTCCTCGTTTATTAGAAAAGTTGAGAATAGAAGAACTATTTCTCACATTATCATACAGTGTATAGAAATCTTTTAAAGGAATACAATTATTACTTACATAAACACTTCCAAAAATATTTGAATCTTTTAAAGCTTCTTCAATTAAAATTTCATGTACAGGAAAAACATTACCCCATTTTCCACGAGTTGATGTTCTTACTACCTTGTGTTTACATTTTAAAGGAACCTGTCTTTTTCCATCAGAAAAGTGAACAAATATAGAATAATGTTCAGGATTAACATTTTTGAAATATTGATTCCATACTTTAGAAAAATCCATTTTATTCTTTAATTCGAAAAAAACTGCCAATTTCCCTACCCTATTTGTAGAGTAATTTTTGCTCAAAGGAGGTTGGAACCCGCACTGATAATCAGTCATATCTGACCAATTCGGATTTTCAAAATCTTCTTTTTTTCTAAAAACTACGAATAATAAAATTAAGGCTATTAATATAAGTATTTTCATTACTATTATACAAGAAAATTTTATTGTTAATTATTAAGAATGGTAATGAAAAAAATTGAAGAAAGACTTAATAAATTAAAACTGTCAGAAAGAAAAAAAAAACCTGAACCGATACAAAGTTCTAGTAAAAATTGGAAAATCTTTAAAAAGTTAGAATCCCTACAAGATGAAGAAATTGCAAAAAATTTAAAAAATTTACAAATAAAAAGTACAGTTCAGTCTTTTAAAGAAAGACAAGAAAGACGTAGAAATCTAAGACGGAAAAATTATGATAGTGAAGAAGAAGATGAAGAAGAAGCAAGAAAATTAGCTGAACAAATTGAAATTTCTAAGAAATTTTTTGATAATTATGAAAAGCAACGAAAACAAAATCTATTTATTGATTCAGATGACGATATGGATAGTGGTTTTGGAAAAAAACAAAAAAAAGATATTAAAGGGATGATTAAAAAAATATTATTATACGGTGGATTACCTACCTTACTAGTTGTATCATTAGGAGTTTTGAGTAATAAAAAATTTGGTAAAGGAAAAATAAAGAAAAATATAAAAGTTAAAGTAAATGAAGAAGAAAAAAGATTTAAACAATCTTTTGTTAAAAAAATAAAAGAAATAATACTCAAAAGAAAACAAGAACTGGGTGGTATGAAAGAAGTAAAAAGGGATAATGTAATTGAAACAAATAAAAGAAAAATAAATAGACAAAGAGTAGAACAAGAAGTAAAAAGATTAAAAAGAAAACAAGAACTGGGTGGTATGAAAGAAGTAAATAGACTAAGGGTAGAACAAGAAGTAAAAAGATTAAAAAGAATTGGTGGTATGAAAGAAGTAAATAGACAAAAAGCAGAACAAGAAATAAAAAGAAAAAGAGATCGAATAGCAGATGCAGCTCTAAGACGTCAATTAAAAAATAAATTAAAAATTAAACAACCTCCTTCAAATCCCCAACAATCAGTTGTAACTCCTCCTTCTAAGAAAACACGATTAGAAATAATAAAAGAAAGACAGCAACAAAAAATACCAAGCAACAAAATTTTTATCAGGATTAATAAAGGTGATCGAGAATGGTCTGTTGAAGAGGAAAAAAATTCAAACTATTATATAAAAAATAGAAAGATTTATAATAAAAAAGGTAGAAATACTAAATATATCTACACAGAGGAAGATGGTTTAGCTTTAAAAACAAACAATGATATTGTAAGTTTTTTTAAAACAGAAAAATTAAAAAGAGAATAATTTTTTTCTAACGTTATACTATAATGGCTGATATTCCACAAGTACAACAAATAGTAAACAACATAGAACCTTTAAGACAACTTAATAGACCTCCAATTATGATTCCAAAAATGGTTTCACAATCTGGTACCTTTATGGTACTTTCATACTTTGCAATGAAAGTTATGAACATGTTACGAGACAGAGATGGTGCTGTTGCTAAACTGCAATCTGGAGGTATCCCTCAAGAAAGAGCAGAAATGATATATTTTGCACATGTAATTTGTTCCGTCGCAGGTATTTTCTTTATTGTTTCATCAGCAAGAGCTAGTTTTAAAGCTCAAATTGGTTTGATGTTCTTAATTGTAACATCTCTTATGGAAGCTATGACACAAAGTAACGAAGAAATGATTAAAACTATGTCCGCAGTTGGTGGTTTGGTATTGGCTCTTAATTAAATAAATATTTAGAAATGTCTCTAGAGACACCAATAAATGTTTATTATAAACTTAAAGTTACGTCTGGATTTTTATAAGTATTATCCTTTGAATGATTTTTTTGTTTTTGTGAAATTGTTATATTTTCTGTTACGTCATATTCACTATTCAACATATGTCCTTCTTCTTTTAATTTAAATCTTGAACTACTTTTATCTTCTTTCGGATTTTGTTTTAAATCAGATATTCTAAAATCGATTTTCTTAGATAGGTCAACGTCTTGAAAAGTTGAACTTGTGTGTTGACTTAATAATTCATAAACTTTACCATTCTTAATAGCATCTTTTACTTCTCCTATACTGACATTATCATTTTCTTCAATTTCATTTAAGGACTTCAATACTTTTTGTAAATTACTCATATACTATTATCATTCATTTTTTTTTAAGCCAATGTCAAAGTTTTATCAACAAATCTTTCAGCAGTTATTCCTAATCCGTTTCTTAAATTTTTAGAAGCATCAGGGACATGTAGTGTAAGGTTCATCTTTTTAACATTAAGTGTAAAAGTATCTGTATCTGTACCATCTGTAACAGTGACTGTTTTCCCATTTTCTGTCTCCCAACCCGTTCCTGTTGAAAATATATTAAATTCTGTACCTACTATTTGAATAATCATATCTGTAACACCGGCACTAGTTCCATTTGTTGCTAAATACAAATTAGTTCCTATAGTTTGTGTACCTGATATAGTAACCTCTTCTAATACAACAACATCTCCATCCGCATATCCTGAACCTTGGTCAATAATATCAACAAAAATATCTGTATCTAAATTTAAAGTACTAGCTCCTATGTTACCCGTTTTCAAAATACTTAATTGAACTTTCATACCTGTACCTGTACCACCGGAAACAGAATAAACTTTGTAACTAGGTCTTTCAGATGTATTTAATATATAGGAATCATCTAAAGTTTTATTCCAATTTCCAGAACCAGCAGGAACAATAGCAGCTTTTATACTCGTGTTAAATTTATCAGTCAACATTATACTAGCTACACCAGTTCCATTTGCTATACTTATAGATGTACCACTTTGATTACTAGATGGAGAGTTTGTACTTGCTGTTGTAAGAAGATTAGTCATAATACCATTTGCATTTGTATTATAAACATAATTAAGATTATTTACAGTGGCTGTTTGGTTATTTAAATTTGCACCAAATGCAGAAGTTGTTACAAAAGATTCTACCTGATTAAAAGGATAATAACTTAATTTAAAAGCATCAGTTGCTGTTTGATTATTAGTAGTTACTATTTGAACTTTACCAGCATTAATAGAAACAGTATTGATTGTTTGTATCACACCATTAGCTTTTAATACAAATTGTTCTTTGGTAGGACTACCTATTAAAACAGTTTTATTTTTGTTCTCTCCAAAAAAAGTTGTATAATAAGTCGAATTAGTAACATATCCAAATTCTATAGTAAAAGTATTATTGTTACTAAAGGTAGTTGTTAAAACTTCAGGTCTTCCTATAAGGTTTCTCATCATTACATGATCGAATTCTGAAACGATTTCTACTCTTTGTGGATCATTAGTGGCAACAGAACTTAAATCATCTTCGTTAAGACCATATATGAAATCTTTAACACTATTAATGACATACTCTAGGGAATAATAAGGGGACCCTTTAATATTACCAGATGTTAAAGGATTTATTTTTTTAAGAATATTCATATTAGTCATAGGTGTAATCGTAAATGAAAAATCTTTAGTAGCTGCTGCACTATTATTTACATTTTTAGTTTCGTATAAAAAATCATCTTCATCTGTAGGATATATTAATTCCCATACACTATTAACTACTGGTGCTGTCTTTCCAATAAATACACCAGTCACACTATTAGCTGTACTTGTTATAGTGTACAACTGGTAATACTTGTTGTTGTTCTTTAGTAAAGTCCCGTAATTATGAAAACCATTAGTAGGTACCAAAGAAGACATGATATCTGGTACTTGAGATGATGTACCAGTTAATTGAATAGTATGTACATAATCTCCATCACTTGTAATAGCTACTACTGTACCAGTAGTTTGCATTCTTACACGCCCTAGTCTAGTATTTTCGTATAACCTAAATCCACTAGTGATAACATTTGTTACATGGGTCATTGAAATTTTAGCTGAAAATTTTAATCGAATGTTGTATCTTTCTTTAGTATCATAATAATTGATAATACTCGCACTTGTAATCATTGGTCTAGCTTTATCTGAAAGATTATCAACAGTTGTATCAGAATCAACGTCAAAATTCAAAGGATACAAATCATTATACACAGTTTTTGTTGTATGTTTTAAAACATAGTCGACAAAATTATTATTAGTAGTAGGGAAAATACCTCCTTCATTAGTGATAGCAGTCCAATCAGCTAAATTCTTCACTTCTGTTATAGTATTAAGGTATGAATCTCCAGCTGTTTTAAGGAGATGGTATTGAGAAATGTTCTTAAAAATATTAAAAAGAGCTTCTTCATTAACTTCATAAGCTTTTTGATAAGCGTTTAGTAATTTCCTTCTTAGTAAAAAACTTTTATCAGAATACTTTGTCATTCCAAAATAAAGTCTTATACCTTCACGTAGGGGCCTTTCAGAATAAGCCATAGCTCTACTATACTGTAATTTTGGGGTTCTTATGGTTACTGTAGGGGAAGGGGCCGTACCTGTACTTACAGCCCAACCTGATACAGATGGTAATGTATTATCAAACGGGTTCGTAGTAGAACTTGAATAAAGTACATCAGTGTTTAAAAGTAGTTCCCAGTTGTCTCCATTTTTCTTTAATTTGTAATTAGTATTGTAAACCCATTCTGCCCCATTTTTTACATACTCTCCGTTGGCTCCAGTTGTACCTGCTCCAGTAACAAAGAAACGATTACAGTCATAAACAACTCTATAATTATTAACAGTTGTAGTTGTAATACTTCTTGTAGTTGTATTAGTAGTTACTTCTGTATGTTTATC